AGTATGAAAATTGCTCATGTAGAAAATGCTCTGTGGAATCATTTAGGAATAATGGGTTTTATATAGAAAAAATAGCAGATAGAAAAAGAGAAGAATGGGAACTAATACCTGCTATTGTGTATTTTATAAAACTACATGATGATGCTGAAGAATTTTATAAAGTTGGTATAACAAGAGAAGACAATTATGAACAAAGAATGAAATCGTTTCCATATGATGTAGATGTTATAACTTTAAATAAAATGAGTCTTTATGATTCAATTTTTATAGAAAAATATATACACGAAAAACTTGAAAGAAATTCATATATTCCATTTAAGAAATTTGATGGTTATACAGAATGTTTCAAGTCTTTAGATTATAAAAAGGAGTGATGCTTTTGGCAACAAAAAAAACAGACGCTAGTTCAAAAGCGTCAGAAAAGGATGCACCAAAATTAACACGAGGTCAATCTAGGGCTGCAAAATCAAAAGGTACTTTACCTAAGATAATGTGCGTTCATCATGGTAAAGAGTTGAGTGAAGATAACTTCTACAAATCAAACAAAGGAAGTTTATTTAAGGGACTCGACAAGATGCCAGTTTGTAAAGATTGTGTAAAGAAAATATATATGGACTATTACCATTCAAACGGTAAAGATGTAGTCACAGCAACATTCTTGACTTGTAGAAAGTTGGATATGAAATTTGACTTAACAACTTGTCAAGCAGCACTTGAACGAGCAAATGGTAATGGTGAAGATGTAATGTCTTGGTATATGCAGATGTACAACAGTCTTAATCAACTCACAGCACCTACTTCATTCGACCACTCTGATAGTGTGAACACAGAGGGTAGTATTGAGGATATGGTTAATAAGATTCAAGGGGCTACTAAACTTGACTCAACTGATAAAAGAAATATGCGGGACATTAAGAAAAAATTAGGATACGACCCATTTGAGAATAGTGGAATGAATGATTATCAATTGGCTAGGTGTTACCAAGAGTTGGTTTCGTTTTTAGAAGATGATGACTTGGCATTTGACGCATACAGATTGAACATAGTCTTGCAGATAATCAACACAAATATGCAAATAAGACAAATAGATTTATTTATAAGTTTACTTGCAACAAATGTGAAGAATTTTGAAGACAACATGGCTATGCTTGTTAGTTTGAACAACACAAAGTCAAAACTTGTAGATTCTGCAACTAAGATATATAGAGAAAATAAATGGTTGACAACTGATGCAACTGGAAAGAGTAAGTTATCTGTTCTTATGAAGAAATATAGGGATTATGGCTTTACTGAGGCAGAGGTTAATTATTTTGATATGACTACTTCCGAATCTGCCAGAACAATAATGGATTTATCACACAAATCAATAGTTGATATTGTGAATTTTGGAGAAATGGAGCAGAGGAAGATATTTGAATATCAGAGAGAGCTTATAGATTCAAAAGATAAGGAAATAGAAAAGTTGGCTAAAGAGAAGTTCGAGATTGCCAATGAATTGGTTGACGCTAAGAAAAAATTGGCAGGTGAATAACATGTCAAATAGAATAGTTACAAAAGAACAACTCACAACGAATCAATTTAATTTAGCTTTCTCAAATTCAAAGTTGATACAATATTGGAGGGCAAATCCAGTAGTTGCTTGTAGAGATTTGCTTGGTATACAACTTCTTGATTTTCAAGCTGTAATATTTACACAAACTTGGATTGCAAAAGATTCAGTTTGGGTTTTGACTCGTAATGGTAGTAAGACTGTTAGTGCTAGTGCATACGCCATGCTCAGGAGTTTACTATTCCCAGAAGAGGAAATTTGGATTGTTTCAAAATCTGGTAGGCAAGCAAAAAAGTTGTTTTCATATGTTGAGAGACTTGCAACTGGTAAAATATCCGAATTTGTAGATTTGCCAGACATTTATCTGCAAGAGGTGTATAGAGCAAATCAAGCAATAACAGGCTTTTCACATGACCCACAAGGGCATAATGTAAAACTTCTTAATGGCAGTTATATAAAAACCTTAAATGGTATTCCAGATAACAATCGTGGTGAGCGTGGAACTTTAGTTATTTTCGATGAATGTGGTTTTATGGAAGAAGAGGCAATTGCGGCAGTAGAACCATTTACAACAACTGAAAAATCGTTTAAAACATCCACTGATGAGAGTTTTGATTATAGGGCTTTACCAAAAAATAAACCATCGCAGAGACTTTATATTTCCTCTGCCAGTGATAAAACAACGTATTTTTACGATAAGTTTTATGATTTCAGCTTGAGAATGTTTGCAGGAGATAAGAGGTTTTATGCTGTTTCACTTACAGTTGATGTACCACTTGCACCAACTTTGAGGGGGAAGAAGTATGCCCCACTATTGAGTTATGACGAAGTTGAATCAATGATGAACACCAACCCATCTAAAGCTATGCGTGAATACTACAACGCATTTGACGAAGATGGTGGGGATGACCAGATTATAAAATCTCATACTATTGAGAGAAATTCAACTTTTGTACTTCCAAAACTAACCCCCACAAAGGGGCGAAAGTATATACTGGGATATGATACAGCCCACAGGGCAGATAATAGTATATTGGGTGCAATGGAGACTTATTATGAAGACGAATTAGGTTTGGTTGGCGATATTATAAACATGATTAATTTTAAAGACTTGTCAGATGTAAAAGGTAATAGGCAAATGTTATTCCAAGACCAGATAGAAGAAGTAAGAAAATATGTGCTCTTGTATAATGGAGATGGTGCTGAATATGAAAACATCCATAAACTAGCAATTGACGGTGGTATGGGTGGTGGTGGTGGTATATATGGCTCAAACCTGATGTTTGATTGGAAGGATGAGCATGGCATATCCCATAGAGGTATGATTGATAAGAATAATACACCACAAGAGGTTCAGAGGCAATATCCAAACGCATATGACATAATCAACATTGTTGAGCCTACAAAATGGAAGCCTATTATGGTTGAAAGGCTAATTGAATTAATGGAACTTGGTGTAATAAGATTCCCAGCAGAGTATAATAACTCTGGTGCAGTAGAAATAGAGGATGAAAATGGTGATATTATTAGGCGGAAACTTTCAAAAGAGGAAATATTAGCTCTTATAAATATAGACTTGTTGAAAGAAGAAACTAAAATGATACACAGATTTAAGAGTGGAGAAAGAGTTTCTTATAAACTTAGGACTGATATGCAAAACAAGATGCACGATGACAGATTTTATGTGCTTTGCTTGATGGCAAATGAACTTTATGAGTTACGTGAGGCTGAAAAGGCGAGTAAACACGTTTCTAAGAAGAAAAAAGACCGAACAGTCCTTAAACTGTTCAATTAAATCTTGAAAGAAAGGAGGGACTTGTTTGGCTAGTAGAATTGAAATAGAAAAACCAGAAAAGAAAGAAATACTATTATCAGACTTATACATGGATTATAAAAATTCAGAAATATCTCAAGGGTTGTCTGAAGACGAAATCAGGAAAAATGTAACTGAGATTTATACCAAAGTCAACTCTGAATTTGGCAAAAACTTTTCAAAACATGGCGATAAAGCATTTTTCAATATAAATGGATTTCTTGATGGTGTTATGACAAAGATGCATAAGTCTATGACAGTTGCAAGGAAGTACGACTCGAAGACAATCAACAAAATTATGGAAGTGCCATATCGCTACAAAGAAGAATTACTTAGAATCACTATGTATTTCTATCTCAGAGTGCAAGAGTATAAGGGAATTATTGAGTATAAAAGCAACATGTTGCCTTATTCATATATCCTAAACCCAACCTCAGTTGAAGATGATTTTGATGAAGATAAGTATTTTAGGAATCTTCAGTTCGCAAAAGACTATAATATTGCGAGTAAATTTAGTAAGGCTACAAAATTGTTGGTTCGTGATGATGTGTATTTTGCATACGAGATGACAGACAGTAGTGGCAAAAATTTCCTTTGGAAAACTCTACCATCTGAATATTGTACAATACTTGGCAGAGATAGATTTGAAACTTATAGAGTTGGGTTCAATATGAATTATTTTGTAAATTTTCCTGAAGACCTGGATAGATTCCCACCAGAGTTTAAGAAGTTATTTAGTGATTATCAAAATTCCAAAAAACAAACAAAGAAAAAAGGTGTACTAAATCCACTTGATTATGAAGATAATGCAATTTATGAATTGGACAATACCAAAGCGATTGCGTTTAAATTTGATGAGTCTGTAGATTTTGTATTACCGTATTTTTCAGGCATGTTCATGGATTTGATTAGGCTTTCAGAGTTAAAAGACGTTGAAATACTATCTGCAATATCAGACAATTACAAGCTGATTCATCAAGAAATTCCAATGTCAAAGGAAAGCGGACAAGAAGATGATTTCATGCTTAGTGGTGAATTTATGGATATATTCCATAAGAATCTAAGAGACAACGTGCCAGAGGGGATTGGTGTCGCAACAACCCCAATGAAGGTTAGTGCGATTACTCTAAAATCAAACGTTGGTAGTGCAGAGGAAAATATTGTAACGAAACACGTTTCAAATCTTATGACTCAATCAGGAACGTCTACTTTGATGTTTAATGGTAACTCGACAAGTGCATTGGGTTTAAATAAGAATATTCAAATGGATGAAAATAGCCTATTCAAATTACTAAGGCAATATGAGTTATTTATGAATAAGAGATTGTTCCTATTTAACAAAAATACCTACAAGTTTAACTTAAAGTTTTTAGACCATACTTACTACAATACAGAAGATTTACACGCAAGATATCTGAAAAATGGACAATATGGAATGATGCAAGTATTTGAACTTGCAGCTGTATCTGGCGTTCAACAAATAGACTTTATCAATAACATGAAAGTTGTTGGAAAACTTGGGATTTTGGATATGATGAAACCACTTTCATCAAGTCATGTGCAAGATGGGTCTAATTCTGATGAAGTAGGTGGAAAGAAAACTGAAAAAGAGTTATCTGATGATGGTGCAAAATCAAGAGAAAGGGATTTGTAGAGAGGTGAGAAATGAATATTAACGAAATCAAAGAAGCACGTCATCTACAAGTTCAATTTGAATTACAAGATGACATAAAGGAAGATAGTAGATTCACAAATGTAAAAGTTTGGATAGCACATACAGGTAGAAACCTGAATAAATCGTACTTTTCTAAGGAAATGTTGGAGTCAATGATACCATCGTTACCCTACATCCCTATCGTTGGATTTATCCAAGCGGATAGTTCAAATAAAATCGACTTTGCAGGACATGAAGAGAAGATTGTTGTTAGTGTAGATGGCGTTGAGTATGAATATTTAGGAAGAATGTATGGTTTTGTTCCAAAAGATTGCAACCCAAGATTTGAAATGAAGTCTGTAAATGGTGTTGAAAGAGAGTATCTTGTTGCCGATGGTATCATTGTAAACAAGTTTGCGAAAGCTAAAGAGATACTTGATAGAGATATTGAAAAAGGTCAATCTATGGAACTTGAAATTGAGTCTCTTGATGGTTATTATGAAAAGGAAAACGACCAATTTATAATTACCAATGCAAGATTTGAGGCTCTATGTATCTTAGGTGATTCTAAAATTCCTGCTATGATTGGTGGTGTAATTGAGAAGATTCAGTTTACTGCAATCAAGTTTGAATTAAAAGAATTTATAGAAGAACTAAAACAAGAATATGAGAAAGGAGGGGCTGGATTGGATATTACTAGATTTGAAGAACTTTTAAAAGATTATACTTATGTTTCAACTGAATTTACAGAAGATATTAAGTCAAAACTTGATTCGTTTGAGTCTGAAGAAAATCTTATTGAAGTTCTTAAAGCTGAAAATGATACACAATTTGCTCTAACTGTAAACACACAAATGGAAATGCTTTACAAAGCAGTTTCTTCTTTAGAATCTTATCGTGATAAATGGGGTGACGATTATCCTAGATATTACATGCAAGACGCTAAACTCGATGAAGGACAAGTATTTTGTGTTGACAGGCAAGATTGGACAGATTGTGGATTTAATTTCTCTAAAGATGGAGAAAATTTTGTTATTGATAAGGAATCTAAATTTAAAGTTGCATGGCAACCTATTGTTTTAGAAGAAAATCAATCAGCAAGATTCGAAGTTGGTAAGGAAATTAAAGAGGTTTTCGACCACACAGTTGAGAAATTCGAAGGCGAAATTGAAACAATCAAGTCTGAGTTTGAGACAAAACTCGAAGAACAAAAGAACGAATTTGAATCTAAATTCTCTGCTCAAGAAAGTGAATTGGCAGAATTACGTGAATACAAAGCCACAATTGAAACTGAGGCTAAAAAGGATTACGTGAACAATGTCGAGAATCTTGAAAAAGAAGAGAAGGAAGATTTAATCGCAAAAATCGAAAACTACAGTTTTGCTGAGTTGGAAGATGAAGTTGCGAAAATTGTAGGTAAAAAGTCAATTAAATTCTCTGCGTCTGAGCAAGTTGTTGTGGATAATATTGCACCACAAAAGCAATATGACAACAGACCGAGAAGAAGTTATGAAGTTCTCTTTCAAGAGGAAAACTAAAATATTAGGAGGAAAATTATATGTCAATGATTAATCTTGAAAAATGCCAAGCAATTTATAATGGCAATATTTCAAACGTGGTTCACACTGCTGTTATGCAGAATGGTTTTGTAGTTGGTCTTGGTGCTAAATCTGCAGACGATGTACACGAAGTTGTTGTTCCTGCAACTGCAAACTTGGGAACAGAAGAATATCTTTTGGTATTCAATGACGAAACTATGTATGAAGAGGGTAAATCTATCACAGATTACTCAATCGCTATTGGCGAAAAAGCTAGAGCTTACCACTTGACAGTTGGTGACAAAGTGTTGTTTGATGCGGCAGTTCTTGACGGGACTCCTGTTGCTGGGCAATATCTTGTACCACAAGATGGCTCTATGAAACTTGTTGCGGCAGCTAGCCTTATTGGTGGCACTAGACTTGCTTTTGTTGTTGAAGAAGAAGATACAATCGGATTCAATCGTGCCGAAGCATGGAGAGCTAGAGTAATTAGTTGTTAATTTGTGTAACTCAAAAAAAAACTTATAAACTAAATAAACTATTGGAGGTTTAATTATTATGAACGAAAATTTAGTAATGATTAAAGAGTTAATCGAAGATATTAACTCGGCATCTCAAGGCAGAGCTACACAATTCAGCTCTACAGAGATGGAAGGAAAACTTAGAGAGCAAATAGTTGCTCTTTTCGGCAAAGACAATCCTAACTATCAAGACATCAAGAGAAACCCAAATGCTGGCGCTTTCTTTGCAATCTTGGAAGAATTTATTGGTACAGCAGGTTCAACTATGCTAGCAGAAATGATTCCATTTGCTGAAATCAGAAACGAGGCATGGGGAGATGACACAACTTTTGAAATCGAAAATCCAGAGTTGTTTGACGTTGTTGTTGTTGCTAAAGGTAACGGTAATGTACGCAGACAAAGACTTGACAACGAGTTCTTGAGAATTCCTAAAGATGCTGTTGCAATTAAAGTGTTTGACAACTTCAAGAGATTCTTGGCTGGTCGAGTAAACTGGACTGCTATGGTTCAGAAAGTTGCTCAATCTTATGCTAAAGACATTCAAGAAAGAGTTATGACTGCGTTCTACTCTACTGCACCAGTTAATGGTAACGCAGTATTTAACGTAAACGATGCAGGTGGATTCGCAATCCAATCAGTTCTTGACCTGGTAGACCACGTACAGAGTGAGAATCAGAACGCTGAAATCGCTATCGTAGGTACAAGACAAGCTCTTAGAAATCTTGCACCAGTAATCGCTACTGATGAAGCGAACAAAGACCTTTACGAAAAAGGCTATTACACAACTGCTGAAGGATATAGATTGATTCCTGTTAAGCAAATGCACACTAAAAACACTTTCGACTTCTTGCTTTCTAACAAGCAACTCATGGTTATTCCTATGACTGATGAGAAAATGGTTAAGATTGCAGAAGAAGGAAATCCTATCATCGAAGATATGCCATTGAACGTTAATGGTGATATGTCTAAAGAATACTTGTTCTATCGTGAAGTTGGTGTTGGTGTAATCACTGGTACTAGATACGGTAAGTATGCTTGGGGTTAATATTATTATAACATGTGTGGGGTTGCAAGTCAACCCCCACTTATAATTTGTGAATTTAAAACGACTATAAAACGATTATAAATGGAGGAATTAAAAATGGCTGGAAGACCTAGAAAAACCACAACTACTTCAAAAACTACTGAGGCTAAAGTTGAAAAACCTGTTGATGACTTAAAAGAAAAACTTGATGAGATTGAGATTGAATCTACAATCGAACAAAAAGTCAAAGAGGTAAAAACTGCTAAAAAAGAGGCTAAACAATTCGATGATGAAGATATGGTTCTTGTTGCGTCTATTAAGAGTGGTAGAACTTATTTGAGAAACAATGAAAAGCCTTATGACGAATACATCTTTGAAAAGTTTGGCGATGTTCAAGAGGTTAGATATGGTAGACTCGACACTCTTAGAAGAAAGTTAGGCGAAGACCCATTCAAGACAATGCTGTATGTTTTAGATGAAGATGTCGTGAAACAACTTAGACTTGGTAAAATTTATGAAAACATTGGTAAATTGGCAGATTTGGAGAAAGCATTTTATCTTAAAGCAGATGAGTTTATTAGATTCGTTGATAATTGCCCTGAGCAAACACGAGAAATTTTAAGAGAAATCTTGAGTGATAAACTTGAACGAAAAGAAGATATTAACGTGTTCAACCTTCAGATTTGGGCTGAGAAACTTAAAATGGACTTTGACATCAAAGACCTTAAACGATAGGAAGGAGTGGGTTAAATGACCCCATATTCAAATATTTTTGATAGATTTGAGCGTCAGATAACCGATTTTGACCTTGATAGTGTCTTGGTGAATAAAGAAGAAATTGAAATAGAGCTTTTAAACAATGCTTGTGCTCAATTTATTACATCGACTGAAGATTTGACAAGAAATGATGCACTTAAACAGTTTACAAACGTGCTAAGTGAACAAACTGAGTTTATCTTATCGAACTATATGGTTCAAGGTTGGTGCAAGCCTTATGTCAATAGTCAAGAGTTATTTGAAACTCATTACTCTACGCTTGAATATCAAAAATTTTCTCCTAATGCAACAATGGAACAGATTAGAAAGTTGATGCAACTGGCTGAAAGAGAAGCTGGTCGTATGGCAACTGCTATATCTGTCAAGAGTGTGATGGGGAGGTTGAAGTGATGGTATTAAGAAAAGAAGACTTGCGTTCGTTTAGTGGAAGCCTGATAAAGAGATTGTTCTGTATATTGGATTATACGAATGACGCAACTACGGATGAGGATTTTGAAAATATATCTAAATTCATTTCAGGCATTGAAACTGAAATAAAAGGAAGTTTGGCTTATTATTCAGACGTGAAGTTTGGGAACAAAATGCCAAGCGTACTTATGAAAATAAGCGGAATAAAAGATGTTTCTGATTATAATATCAGAAGAAAAGCCGTATTGGATTCAATAGGAATTATTGATGAAATAATAAAATCACTAGATAAAGAATAGGCGGTGATAAACAATGCCTAATTATGGACAATACGGAACAAACTCAACATGGAAAGGTCGATTCGACCAAAGACAAATAGAACAGTTAAGGCGTGGATTTGATAAATCAGATGCTTGGTGTAGTGTTACTGTAACTTACCCGACTTTGGTTGTTGAGGACGATGTACAAGCCCATATATTCAACAAGTCTATAAAAACAACTGGTTCAAAACAGATTGCTTGTCACCCGGATAAACCACTTCCTCAAGGGACTGTGATTGATTATGTTGATGGGTTTAAATATCTTTGTACGGATATGGACTCTCATCAAGCGATTCAGAAGTTTGGGGTTATAAACAAAGCAGAGACAGTATTTAAGTGGATTGATGGTAATGGGGATTTACAAGTTCAGTATGGTGTTGATAACAGGTCGATGGGTGTTCAAGACACTGCAAGACGGGTTTCTGAAATTGATAGTAAGAGAAAATTATTTTTACAATTGAACGATGCCACATCAAAAATTAAAGAAGATATGCGATTTATATTTGGTGGAATTAGTGCTTTCAAAGTGACCGATATAGATAATTGGTCTAAAGAAGGATTGTTGCAACTTGTTATTGAGTCCACTCAAATTCTACCCGATAAAGACGACTTGGTTAATAATATTGCTTATAATGGCGAACAGAATTTTGAACCTCAACCATCCAACGACATTCAATTCTCATCAAATAGACTTGACGTAATCGAAGGGTACTCAAATTCAGTCAGCGTTTCAGAAGTAGGTGTACCTACAACAACTTTCACATTCTCAATTATAGACTTGCCAACTACATCGTATACAATTCTTTCATCAGATGGAAACTCGATTACAATTCAATGTAACGAGTATTACCACGAAGGAATATTACGAGCAACAAGTGACTCAGACCCACTCAAGTATGCTGAAATTCCGATTATACTTAGTGGATTATATTAAGGGGGCTAAATTATGGCAGATGAATTGGGCTACATAAGAGGCTCTTGCGGGAACAATCTCGCATTTACTGACGAGTTGCTTGACAATATGGTTAGGGTTATGATTAAGCATGGAAGTGAAGATTTCTGGAAAGTGTTAAAGTATCCATCAAAAGACGCATTGGCACAACCAAATTTGACTGAGATTGAAAAAGTATTGCTCGTAAAGAGTGGCGCAATCCAACGTAAGGCTTACAACAATGATATTTCAACCGAGGCTCATAATGAGCTTAGGATTTATGTTCATCGTTGGGATGGTAAAAACGTGGATAATTACGATGTCAGAATAGGATTTGATGTGATTAGCCACAACAGTCTGATTGAGCTTAATGATGGAAAGACAACAGGTATGTTAATGGTTCACGAAATTCTTGACTTGTTCAATGGTAGCATCATAGGTAAGAATATCGGAAAATTCACGATAGACGGAATGAGTGGGGGAATCGTCTATTACAACAGTGAGTATCAGGGATATAAATTCACCATACGAGGAAAATCTTAATGGCTTATCAGAAACAAGACCTTTACTTGACCCCACAACAAGAGGATTTGTATGTAATCGGGCTAAACTTAAAAACCCAATATGGTGTAATTAAGCCGATAAAAGTCAAAGAATATCCGAATATGATGCTCGACATAGCCATTCTAAAAATGGCAGATTGGGAAATAAAAGACTTACTGAAAAAGGAAATAAAGGGCAGTGTACTAGCCGACTCGGTTAAGAGCGACTTAATGACTTTGCCACTTTTAGAGTGTATCCAAAACAATCTCTTAGGGTTGAGGGATAAGTATAACAGTATATTTTCTAAAATTATACTTGACTTTGAGCCGAGTAAATTTTTATATAGATTTAAGTCTCAAGAAGATTTTGACACCTTTAGACTTCTCATTTTAGACTACAATGGGATTGACTACGTGGTTTGGAAAAAGAATAAAGAGCTTAGATACCATCAAAAATTAGAGATGATGTACAATCAAGCAACTGGTAAAGCAGTTGATTTTGACGCTATGTTTACGAGTCTCACGGCAATCGGACACAAGCCACATGATATAAATGACTTTACGCTAAGTCAGTTTTACTCGACCTTTAAAAGAATACAATTCTTTAAGGCACACGAAACATCTACCTTGTTCAAAACTGTTGACAGTAAGAATAAGGTTGAGATAATTGAATGGTTCACATCCTCAAAGAGCGACAAGAAAGATGATAATGATAAGTTTCTTGATGATGTTGTCCAAAGCAATAAACAATTTATTAAATAAACAGAAAGGGGATAAAACCTATGTATGGTAATTTAAAGATTACAAACTCAGCAGAGGTATTCTTGAAAGATTTAACCACTGGTGGGTTGTCATTCTTTGGTTGTACAATTGAAACAGGCATGAATAAGACTCTTGAGTCAAACGACCTTAGATGTGGTATTGACGCTGGTCTTGCTGGTATCGCTTATACGAATCCAGACATGACACTTACAATTGCAACTGTAGCATGGAATGACTACTTGATTCAACTTCAAAATGATGAGGATTGGGAAACTGCTGTAACGCTTAATATTCCAAAATCGCTTAAAAATGTAGCATTGGTTACGTCTATTGCAGATGGAACTTACACATTTGACCCAGCGATTGTTCCTGTTGGCGGTGAGGTATTTTTCCAAGATTCTACTGGAAAATCTTATGTGACTTCATTCACAACTCCAACTGCAACTGTAACTGATGGTGCTGGGCTTACTGGTACTTTCTCATGGTTGGAATCTGTGTCAAACGCACTCACTTTCGATTTCAAGGTTGGTTCTTTGCCAAAGGCTACTGGTCTTGTATTGCATCACATCGCATATGATATTGAGACAAATGAGCCAGTCGCAGACATCTACTTTGAGTTTGATAAAGTTGTTGGAGATGGTAACTTAGACTTGTCTATGGCGCTCAACAACACAGCAGGTACTTCAGTAACGCTTAGAGCGTTATCTTCTGGTGGTAAATTTGCTCGTCAGATTTATGTGCCTAGAGCATAATATATAAAGAGAGATAATAGGGGAGAGGGAAATCGGATTATAGACATAATTCTTTCCTAATCCCCTTTTTTTTCAATACCCCTATACTTAGAATAATAAAAAGGAGAAAAGTCATGGGTGAATTTTTAATGATTGGTTTTCTATCGCTTGTTGGGTTCTTCATAGTTCTTGCGATTATGTTTTACCTAATGAGAGATGGGATTGTAAAACAGGCAGTTGATAATTTTTACGAAGAAAGAAATTTTAAAGTTAAAAAAGAATTAGAGATGGTTGGGCTATTTAAAACTAAATTCCCAAATATCAAACTATATGATTTAGAAAGAAATGACTATGGCGAAATAATTGAGGAATCGCCTTTGTATTTAGAAATAGCAAAATATTTAACAAAAGAAATGGTATTAGATGATAATAACCCTGATTTCGATATAAGCGACATGTTCTCAAAGTTACTTGACAAAAACAGTGAGAGTTATAAAACTTATGTTCACATAATGAGATGTGTAACAAATGTCAACTTTGAATCATTTATCAGAAAAGGATTGATTTACAACTTTGACGGGTTTAATAAAAAAGTCATGGAAGAAATCGAGCAACACACTGATTCTGTGATAGTTGAGGTTGGGACATATATTGTTGAGCAAATTATCGAAATGATGGGTGTTGAATAAAGATTGGAGGCTGAATAATGCCAACTTTTAACACTCTGAGTCAGTTATTACATTATGTTTCAACTGAGACACTTGGCGAAATGGCTGATGACACTGCAAAATTTGCAGAAGACACACTTGATAACAGTATTGAACAGAATGTATACAATACGATGGGGAATACCCATAGTTTAGGAAGTGGAATCAGAAGCGACAAAGTAAAAGAATCTGGCGATATGAACGTAGACACATTTGTAGACCCTGAACTTTTGGCTTACGAATATCCATCATACAATCCTGATTCAGAACGAGGTCGGTCTGACAATAGAATTTGGGATGATGCTTATGGTGGGAATATTGTATCTTGGCTCGAATGGGGACAGGATGGAATTACACCATATGAAGGTAGGCACTTTGTTGAAAAAGCACAAAAAGAAATAAACAAAAAAGTAAAAAGCGAGCTATTGAAAGGTTTGCGTAGTCGTGGCTATAAAATAGGCTATGCAAAATTGAATGAGTAAAGGGGTGAATCCGATTGGATGAACAAAATAGATTAAAACTCAAGGTCGGACTAACCTTTAGTCAGACAGAGGCGTTTAAAGATTTTAACAAGCAAATATCAGTCCTTCAGTCAAAAGTCAAAGATATGGATTTATCTAAATCTATGGGGTTCAAGACTGTTGGAGATACGGCAAAAACTACAAATAAAGAATTAAAGCAAAGTACGAATTTGTTGGGGCAACTAGGACAAAAGGCAAAAGCTCAGTTTAAAAACTTTGCAGTATTCTCTTTAATTAGTGGTTCTGTAATGTTCTTAAATGTTAATTTAAGACGTGCAATAGAAACAGTATCAGAACTTGATAAAGCATACACCAACTTTGCTATTGTAACTGGTGCGACAGCAAGCGAAATAGAGAGAATGGATGCTGAGGCTACAAAACTTACAGCAACATTAGGCAGACTCAAGAAAGAAGTAATTTACGCATTTACTGAATTCTCAAGAGCAGGTTATGCAATCGAAGATGCCATTACACTTGCTAACAATGCAATAATTGGTGCAAACGTTGGCTTTACATCTCTTGCGAATGTTACGAAATTTGTAATAGCAGGTCTTAAATCATTTAAACTTGAGGCTGAAGATTCTGCAAGATTAATTGATGTGTTGTTCCAAGTTTCCAACAAGACGGCTATTGACTTTGAAGGAATCGGCAATGCTTTCTTGCGTTCTGCGAATACATTACAAGTTGCAGGGGCATCACTTGAGCAATCAACAGCATTAATTGCGGCAGCGAATGAGTCGATTCAAGACCCAGCTAAAGTTGGTACAGCACTCAAGACTATTGCAGCTAGATTAAGAGGCGTTGGTGATGAGGGTGAGGTAATACCTACGCTAGCTAGAGATTTTGAGGCTGTTGGTGTTTCTATTCAAAATGCAGATGGTTCTTTTAGAAATATTTATGATATATTCAAAGAATTTGCAGTTGTTTACAAAGGTCTTGATGATTTAACTAAACAAAATTTAGTTGAGAAAATAGCCGGTAAGAGACAGGCGAATATATTCATTGGTTTAATTGAGAATTTTGAAACAGCAGAAATGGCTCTGCTTGAGGGGTTTGACTCAATTGGGTCTGCGGCAGAGGCGAATGAAAAGTATCTTGAAAGTATAGAAGGAAGAATTGTAACACTTAAAAACGCAGTAAATGAATTATACCAAAGCATATTGTCTTCTGATTTTATAAAACTTATAATAGAAGGGCTTACCAATTTTGTTAAGTTGCTAGACTTTTTCTCAAAAGGGATAGGTGCGATGACGCTTGGTATAGGTGGACTATCTGCTTCTTTGTATGGGTTGGCTACAGCATTAGCTGGTGCTACTGGTGGATTGAGCTTGATAATACCAGCGATAGGAGCGGTTGTTTCAGGATTGTTGACAATAACAGGTATAAAATCGTCCTATTCAGATGCGCTTGGGAGCATGACAGAAGATACTGATGAATTCAGGGAGTCTCAAAGAAAATTAAGAGAAGAACTCGAAAAAGCACCGAAGGACGTAAAAGACCAAAAAACTTCAGAGATAAAAGATATTACTGAACAGATAGAAAAATTAAGAGAATTAAGAGACGCTAGGGAATTCGCATATACAGATAGAAGAGAATTACGAGATGCAAAAAGAGATGTCGAAAACTACAATAAAGAAATCGAAGAGCTCACAGAGACATTAAAATCTTATGGATTCACAGAGGAACAAGCTATAGAGTTCCTAAATAAAAAAGAGGAAATATTACCTCGAATTAACCAAGAAACAGCCAAGTATGAAGGGTTGCTTGCATCTACTAGAACCTATTTACAAAACTTTGCGGCAGACACGGAATTGACAGAAAAAGCACTTGCCGACATAGAATTACAAGGTTATCTAACAAATGATATGTTGGGCAAACTTCAAGAAGCGTATCCTGAGCTGGCTAGAGAAACTGGGTTAGCTGTAAACAAGATAAAGTCATATTTGCAAGAACAATCAGACGCAAACAGCACCTTGGTGTCAAATAGCATAGACGATTTGCAAAAATTAATAACAATAACTGAACAAAAGGTTGCGCTAATAAACGCAGAAAGAGAGGCTTGGGCAGGTTTAGGTAGAACACAAGCGTTAATCAGTGGTGTTACTGTTGAAAGTGATTATGGGTTTTCAAAAGACGCTTCGAATTTAGAAAATTTACTAATACAAGCAAAAGCAAGAATTGAAGAATTAAAACAATCTGAGCGTGAAAGAATTGACATAATAAAAAATGTAAATTCAGAATCAAAAAATTCCGTAGACACTACAGAAAAAGTGAACACAGCACTCACTGCACAAGAGAGAATCCTTCGTGACTTAAATCAACAAATCGCAATCAAAGAGCGAGAATATTCTCGCGCAGAAGGTGAAACAGAACAGCTCGCAATAAATGAGGAATTGCTTGAACTCTATAAGAAGTTGAAAGTTGAGTTACTTGCTCAAAAGAAAGCGTACATGGAGGCTAATTCCTCTATCACAGAATCATCAGATGGATACGATGAGTATATTGATAAACTCAACAAAATGTCACTTGGTATTGAAGACGCTACAAACAGCATTTATAATCTTTCAATTGCAAACGAAGATTTAAGAACTTCAATGGCACAGTCTGTAATGGAACTTAAAGATTTAATTGTTGATATGATTAAGCAAGAAATGAATGATGAGATTGATTCTTATAAAGAATTGATTGAACTTGCTAAAGAGCAATTAGACCTTAAACTCAAGCAGATTGAGGCTGAAAAAGACCTTGCTGACTTTGCAAAAGATAGAGAAAATCGAGAGCTTTCAATTTCAAAACTCACAAACAAGATTGAATCTTTGAGAGTTGCGGCGGCACAAGGTGACGCTAGGGCAATCAATGAACTCAAGCAACTTGAAGAACAACGTGAGAAAGAGCAAGAAGAACTCGATAAGGCAATCAATGATAGAAGTTTTGAACTTAGAAAAGAAAATCTTGAGAATCAATTTGAGGAATTCGAGAAAGTCCAAAATGATGAAATTAAATTGATTGAGGAAAACTTAAACGATGCGTCTTATTTGATTACACAGGCTAATCAAAGAATGTCAAATGCACTTTCTGGTAATATGGACACACTTTACCAAAGTCTTGTAACTTGGAATTCTGTTTATGGAACAGGGTTTGAGCAAGATGTATTGTCGAAATGGGAAAAAGCAATTGGACTTGTTCAACAATACAATTCTCAACTTGGTGGACAACAGTTTAGTTTTGCAGATTTTGGGAATGGTGGGACATCTCAATCGTACATCGATAAGGTAAAAGCTGAAATGCGTAAGAATAGTGACTTATGGTGGAAAACTCAAGATGAGGAAGAAAGACGTAGGCTGAATGAGAAAAATAAATCTCTTGCCAAATCAATTGGGTATTCGTTCAATTCAGGGGATGGTAGATATTACTCTGATAAAGATGGCTCTATGTTAGTTTACGACAACGGTGGATTCAAACCAAAAGGCGTAAGTGGTTATATGGCTGAAGGTGTCGAAGAATGGGTTTTAAAATCTGGACAAATAAAGTCGATTCAGCAAATGGCTATTAAAGAGATGTTTTCTGCACTTGGCAATTTTGATGGTGGGTACACGACCCAACCACCAGATGTGCAAATAATTGTTAATGGAAATATTGACGATAACAACATCGGCGAGATTAAAACCACAATACAAGACACAATCAAACAAGTTTCACAAGGTCAACTTGACGCTATGAAACTTAGGGGATTTAAACCCAGTGTAAAATCAAGATAAGGAGGCTTAATAATGTTTAAGACATGTGAGTTTCAGTATGACGGAAAATCTTCAAACGACTTTAACTTAAAGATTGTTAAGTTTTCTGATACTGGATTAAGGGGTGCCGAGTTAATCGGCATCCCACTTGAAATAGAGGAACAAAAGATAAAGAACAACCCAAAGCCATTTTTCTATGGCGTTCAAATTGCAGAGAAATTGCAGTTTAAGATTCAAATAGTTGTCTTGCCTGAAGATAGTGGTATCTTGAATGAAAATCCACTCACCCCACATACAGCAGGGGCGATTAGTAAATGGTTGTTCAAGAAAGAGTATAAAGAATTTAAAATTATAGATACAGATTACAGCAATATTGTATACAATTGTATATTCCAAAACCCAAGACGAATTGAACTCGGAATGGGAACTTATGGGTTTGAACTTGATGTGACTTGTGATAGACCTTATGGGTACAGAAAACAAACAATTACTAGAAATGTGTCTGCATCTTCCACTTTTAACTTAAAAAATCTTGGGTATACTAATGATTATATTAAACCTGAGATAGAGTTCACAACTTCAACTAGCACAATGTCAATTAGAAACAATACTGATAATGGTAGAGATTTTAAATTCACAGGGCTTTCCAATGGTGAAACTATCTATGTCAATAATGAGCGTGAAGAAATAGTTTCAAGTACAGGGTTAAATCGAAATGGAAACTTTAATTTCAATTGGTTTAGGATAGTACCAGATTATTATAACAACATAACAATTACTGGTACAGGAACAGTAACATTTAGAATAGAATTCCCAATGCCATTTTAAGGAGGTGAGTACGATTGCTTATAGATAATATTATATCTCAAGCAGAAAGAAAAGAGTATAGGATTTTTCTATACAAAACAAATAGAGAATTAATCCGAGAAATTACAGCACAGTGCTATAGCAAGGAATACTCACCTCAACTTGGTGGGGCTGATAAGTTTGAATTCAAGATAAACAAAGAGTACGATGGAAAACCTGTGCTGAATTACGATGATATTGTTGGTAAGAATATGATTAAAGTTCAAAAGGGTGATGACGAAATTGGATTCTTTGAAATTCAGAAGCCTTCTAAGTCATCTGATGGGATAGTTGAAATTAAGTCAATCACAGCAATTTCGGCAGAGGTTAAGTTGATTCAGAAAAAGATTTTCTTGACTGAGGGTGTATTTAAAATCAGAGATGATTCAAACCCAAGCAAAGGATTACTTAATACAATTGTATCGCTTAGCCCTTCTTGGTCGATTGGATATGTTGATATTGAACTTTTAAATAAGCAAAGGTATTTTGATATTGTCGATACAAATATTTATGAACTGTTATTAAACCAAGTAC